ATTTAGTGGTATCTATTGATATAGAATTGACCAACCCTACAAATATTTGTCTGCCGTCAACATATTCAAGCTCAAAATCTTGCGTTTTATGGCTGAACAAACTTTCGAATTTAATTTCTGGGTTAGGCGTTGCTAACTCACGTAAATAGTAATGACCGCTTAACAAGTTCTGCAAGCCGGTTTTAAGATGAGAAGCATAAGCCATTTTAGATACTTTGTATCGTACTTTTAAACTTACTTTTTTAATTCTTCGTTAGTTGAATTGTAAAAGCGGCCGTTTACTCTCTCGATTTTTTCGAACTCTCTTGAATAACCAGCACCCTCTACATCAAAAGAAACAACCTCTAATGCTTTTTGAGTAAAAGGGTTGTCACTGATTTTATATTTATTTTTGTCTTTAATTATTTCTACATCATGTGCTATCAATTAACAACCCTCCTAAAATTGACTAATTACAGCTGCTTTTGAATTTGTTTCTTCAATGTAAGATTTGATAGCTGGTATATCACTTTCATTTCTAACATTTACATTTACGATAGGTCTGTTGTTCTCTTGTAAGCTGTGTCTCACATCTTTAGACATATGAGCGTCTACAGAGCCGTTTAAAGAGCCTCCTAAGCCGTCTGTTAAGTCTGATGACAGTGATGTGTTTAAATCAGGCTGGAAAGCATTAGTAAGGTTCTTAGCTACATTACGAACTGCGTTAATCGGTTTGTTTTGGTCTGTTAAAATACCTATTCCTAAACCTTGTGATACATATTCTCCAAGGCCTCTAAATACACGAGACGGAGAATGTATACCTAAAGCTCTTTTTGCCGCACTTACAGCACTAGAAGCTACATTTCTAGCAGCATCAACAACCCAAGACATACCTCTTTTAATACCGTTGACCAAACCACGCATTAAATCTAAACCGACACTGACAAATCTACCAACAAAATTTTTGATAGCATTCCAAGCATTTTGCATGCCGTTTCGGCAAGAGTCAACAACTCTGTGGAAACCATTTACAACACCTTGTACAAATCTGACCATTGCACTAATGATTGAAATAACCCAATTTCGAGCTGTATTAACGATGTAATTATACGCTTGCACCATTTTTTGCCAAACAGATTGAGCCACGCGGCCAAACCAACTCGTTACAGATGACCATATTCGAGTGACAAAACCGACTATAGCGGACCATATCTGACCCCAACTTGTGATATTAGTACCAAGAATTTTGTTTAAAATACTGAAAATAAAGCTAGATATCTGATTAAAAATTGATACAATCGCACTCCAAATCGTATTTAAAACATTAGAAATCGTATTGTACAAAGTAGTCCAAGCACCAGAAAAGTCGCCAGATAAAAATTGAATGAATGCAGTAAAAATACCTACAATCAATTGAACTGCCGCTGATATAACCGCTCCTATAGCCGTGAATATCACTTGTATAGCTGTCCATAACGCTTGGAAAGCAACAATTAACAATTGGATAACACCCATAACGGCAACACCTAAAATTTGCATAAACATTTGTCCTAATGCTTGTAAGATAGGCATTATCGGTTGTAACGTTGTCATTATTGAGTTCCAAAGTTGTGTTAACCAGCCAACTACGGCTGAAATCGCTGTAGAAATGGCTGTAGTTATGCCATTCCAAGCTTCGATGATCATATTTCTAAAATCAGCGTTTGTTTTCCATAAATAGACAATTACTGTTACTAGTCCAGCAATTGCAGCAACTACCATGCCGATAGGGCTAAATATCAATGAAAACGTTGCAGCCAATCCCTCTAACAAACTAGTAACGGATGCAATAGGGGTCATTAATAAACCAAATGCACCCTTTAAAACATTGACTACTGTAGTTATTAGACTACTACTTGCGATAAATCTACCTATAGACGTTATAGCTTGTAATATTGTCATACCAAACACGTTGCTTAACAAACTACCTATCGCTATGATTGGCGCCATTAAAGCCCACATAGCACCACCTAAAATAATCAATACACCAATAATTTTGGCTACTGCTGGATGTGCTTCAAACAACTTAGCTACAAACTGTGCTAAACCATTGATGAAGTTGAGTAAAGCGCTAGCTATAGGTGCCATTGCTGTACCAAACGCGACAAGTATTCTAATGATGTTACCAATTAAACTCATGATAACTGGTCCGTTTTGCTGTACGTATTGTATAAACTGTTTAAAGCCCTCTGATTTGCCTACTTGTTCTGACCATGTTCTAAATTGACTAGTCATTTTAACTAACCAATCAAATATACCGGCGCTATTTGCAGCAAACGCGTGCATAAGGTTACCAATACCCATGAACACATTTGCGAATATTTGGCCTATTTTAGGTAAATTCGTTTTTGTATATTCGATAAAGCTTTGTATTGCATTTTGTCCGGCAACACTGTTAGCCCATTTTTGGAACGAAATACTCATATTCTGTAAGCCTTGCGACATAAACTTGAATAAAGGCATAAATTGAGTAAATATGTTGACTAAGCCGTCGCCAAAGCGTCCAGCAGCGTTTAATAAATCTCCAAATATTTGAACACCTACCGTATTTAACGCTTGAAACGCTTTTTTAGCTGTGTTTGATGTTGCAACCCATTTTTCAAACTTTTGAGCGTTGAAATCAACCAAATCAGCTACACCACTTAAAAATGGTGTAAGACTTTTTAACGCTGTTTGGACACCGTTCATAGCCGATGACATCGCGCCAAAAATAGAGTCAGCATTCATCTTTATAATTTGTGTCCATTCATCTTTTAAGCCTTGTAAACTTTTCTTATAAGCGTCTGTCGCATCTGTTGATTGTAATAAGCCGTCGTTTAACATTTTAATAGCACTGATGCCCATTCCAGCCATTGCAACAGCACCTAAACCAGCAACAGAGAATGCACCAGCTAAACCGATAACACCGCCACCTAATACACCAACAGCGTTTAATACGGCCATGAGTGCGGGTACTAGTCCAGCGATAACGGGGATAAGTGCTTGCACACTTGCAATCATTACGCCTTTAATTTGCTGACCGAATATTGTTCCAAATGTTCTTATTTTAGTTGCTAGAGCGTCCATTTTATCGCCGTATTCATCAAGCGATTGGCCTAATGCTCTAGTAAGTATTTGTGCTCTTGTCAAACCTCTTGTGTCAAAATTAACTCTGACTGTTTTGTCAAACAAAGTAGCAAGTGCAATTTTAGACGATGCAATAGCTCTTTTTAGACCACTATTATTACCGTCAATCTTTACATTCTTTTCTCTTATACCAGCTAATTTTGCTTTTATACCGTCGATAACACGACGTAAAGGGCTAGCATTACCGTCAATGTCAACGTTATGCTCACGCCACTTCATCGCCATGGCTTTAGCGCGTTGCAAAGCTTTTTGAAACTTCGATATATCAGCTTTAACATCTGTCTCTATTTCATCTGGTATAGAGGTTTTGGCTAAACTTTGAGCTTTTCGCACGTTGTTTTGAAAATCTCTAATGTTAGCCATGATTTTGGCCATAAATCTCGAGTCCACTCGCTAACCTCCTTTGCTTTGTTGTTCTAAGAAACGTCTAGTACCAGCTTTAAATAGTTCACGTCTTCGTTTTTCGTCTTCAAGTCTAGCTTTTTTGATACGTTCATAGCTGCCAGGCTCTCTAATCTCATAACGTTGTCTTTCAATGTCTTTAGTCATTCTTTTTAGTGACTTACTAGCTTGTACTAATCCGTTCGCTTGAGCTATTTGTATAGTTAGCTCGCGTTTATCTAAATATCTATCTTGACCGCCGATAATCCAATCTTTCCATTCGGCGGGAGTCATAAGCATTAACTCGTCTTTAGGTATGTAACCAACATACCTAGATGTTAGTTGTCTTATTTCTGCGTAATCGAGTAAGGTTCTGCGCCCATGATTTCTTTGTAGTTCTCTTTCATGAACTCGATGCCAGCTTTCGTTGTTTCTTTGTCCTCCGCTTTCGCCATTTGAGGAGCTTTGTTCATCTGTATCCAGAACATTTTCGATTTTTGTTTGAAAAAACCGCTATTATTCAATACGTTTAAAGCACCTTGTAACAGCTCTAATGTGTCTTCTTTTTCTAAAATAACTTCTGCTAATGCATTTTCGATATCTTCTCGAGACGGTGCGTTTTTGCTTAAATAAGCTGTAGCACATTCCCAAAAATTTGCGATAGCGTTTGTATCACGTTCTAAAATACCGTTGTAAATAATGTTGAAACCAGGTGTAACAATCGTTTCGCCGTTTTTACCTTTTGTTTCTTCTGAAAATTTCTTAGCTTTAATGTCAAATGCGAATAACGCTTTAGCTTCTACGTCCTCGCCGTTAATTTTTAATGTTGTAATCGGATTAAATTCAGTC